TTTTAACAGTCGGTTCTAGTATGCCTGTAGGTACTTATAATGTTTATTTAACTCATTTCAACGCAGCGGATAGCCCTGGCGGAAATGATTTCATGGGCTCCGAGCACAGATTATCTAGCACCCCGTTACAGTTTACTGTTCAAGCCCTAACAGGGTCTAATACAGATCCTGATTTAGGGGCCGATGTAAATGCAGGAACAAGTCTTAGTCAAGTATATACGACAAACTCAGGAGCAATTACTTGTAATCCAACAAGTTTTACTCCAGTAGTTAGTACGAGTACAGTAGCAGGATCTAGTGTAAATACGAAGTTTAGGTTAAAAAATTCAAATGGAACCTACCCCACTACTAGTTATACGTCCCCTCCTAATACCTTGACATTGACCAGTGGACAATCAGTAGACTTTCAAATGACGGGGCCTGCAGGTTATAGTGCTACCAATACTGGTAGACTAACAATTGGGTCAGAAACTGATGATCTTACTATAACTACGTCAGCCAACCCCTCGGGGTCTGGAGGAGGTAGCGGTTCTGGAGGAGCAACAAGTGGAACTTATGGATTAATTGTTAAAAACGGGGCTACAGGTAATCAAATTTTTGGAGTAGGACAAAAACAAGGAAATGTAATTGCTAGCGGCTCTTTAGGAACTATAGCTTCAGGAAGTCTTTCAGCAAAAATAACTTTACCTGTTGCAGGAAGTGACAATGTTTCATCTAAAGTGGGTATCATTATACTGGATATGTATACAACTACGTCTACTTCTTCTTATCCTGCCTGGCTGATTTATAGAAATTATAATAACGAAGGAGCAGATTCTTTTAGAGCTTATAATGCTTCTAATGCATCGCGCCCTGCAAACTATATTGCAGTGAGGTACTAGTATGGCATATGGAATACAAATTACAGGACCAAATAATCAATTTGTACTTGATTCGACTCTTGCAGGAACCAGTCACCTGTCTATAGTTTCAGGACCGACTACTTCTACTGGAACCTCTTACCAAAATTCATACACAGGTTTTCAATCAGGAGATCTTGTCTTTGCAAAACCCGCAGATGGATCAGGAAAAATTTTTGCAGACTTTTCTAACCCAAGTGCCCCCAAAGTAAGTGGTAAAAATAATACTTATCACGGTGAAAATCAAACTTATTTTATTGTAAGACCCGCTGCAAATAGTGGTCACTCACTTAATCAAAATGGCAGTACATATGGAGTTAGAATACTCCAACTAGGGCATGTTTCTTCGATATCAATTACAAATGGAGGTTCTGGATACTCCTCCGTCCCCGCAGTCACAATAGCAAACCCTACAAAAGGAATTACTGCTACAGGCACGGCAGCAATATCTTCAGGCTCAGTTACAGGAATTACAGTCACCCAAGAAGGAACAGGTTATGCAACTCCCCCCGCAATCACAATAGCAGGACCAGGAGGGGGCGGATCTACAGCTACTGCTAGTGCTGTTCTGGCTAATGATTTAATGTACGATTCAAGGCAAACAGCCAAAAATATAGATATACAAGCAGTAAAAGGCGGTATACAATGTGTTGGTGGAGGAACAGGCACAAGCGGACAGGATACAGAAGCTACCAATATTATATACGGGTCTAAAACTTCCGATACGTATGCTTGTATGAACCCTTCCCACACTTATTACAATAGTAACATGGGAACAAATACAGAAGCAGTAAGAGGTTTTGATTTTGAAGGTAATAATGTTCGCTATGTAGGGTGGGCCCGAGTTGTTATTAGTGGTTCAGGATACGGATTCGCACAAACCCTTCCCATAAGAAACATAGCAGAGTTAATAGTAGGAGATTTAGTAACATGACAGTTCATGCATTAGCAATAATAGATTCAAATACAGAAGTATATTGTTTACACGTTCCAGGAGGCACGTTCCAAGACGAAGGCGTTTGGGAAACGGATAGTAATTATACAGTGGTTCATATACTCGATGAAGTTGTTGACCATGTAACCTTTATGAGGACTCAATACTATAAAGATGGAGCTTGGAAAACTAGGGAGTGGAAAAGCGACTATTATAAATGGAAAGGATCAAGCGAAGAATGGGAGTTTGATTCAGATAAGTTTTGGACAGATGTCAGAACCGATAGACTTAGCCGTCTCGTACAGTCTGACTGGACACAGCTACCAGACTGTAAACTGAGTCTTTCAAAGCAGGGCGAATGGACAGATTACCGACAAGCTCTTCGAGAGGTGCCTCAAACTAACTCAGGAACAACAAAACTTGACGAGATAGTCTGGCCAGACAAACCATCATAGAAAAATTTTTCTTGACTTTTCATCCCCTTTTGAGTATAATTCTCTCATGGCTAAAGAAGTAACAACAATTTCCCCAGAGGGACTTGAAGTAGCAAACTCGTACCTGACTCTTGGGAATATACGGGGTGTTTGCGAGCACCTGCAAGTTGACGAAAAGAAGGTTGTGGATATACTAAATCGACGAGAAGTCAAAAAGTATATCGATACTGTTTACCTCGATACGGGGTATCGAAACAAGAATAACATCGGGTCTTTATTAGACGAGATGATTCAATCAAAGCTTGATGAAGCACAGGAAAGCGGTGTGTATTCCAGCAAAGACTTAGCTGACTTATTACAAATGGCTCACAAAATGCGTATGGATGAAATCAAGGCTCAAGCAGACCTTGAGAAAGCATCCGCTTCCAATATCAAAAATCAGACAAATGTCCAGATAAATGATGGAGTACCTTTTGGTCAGGGTAATTACGGCAAGTTGATGGACAAATTAATCAATGGAACAACCTGACTTTAACGAACTGTATACAAAGTTCACCGCTCATGAAGTGCAATGCGAAGAGAGGTGGAAAACTATCTTTGTAAGACTTGAAGATATTGAAAGCAAAATGGATAGACTACAGACTATGTTGTTGGGAGCAACAGGTACTGTAATAATATTTTTAGGAGGTATTATTTTAACGCTACTTAATGGGTAGCCGACGTTCCCCGAGAACGTAGAGATAAATGTGTGGAGCCAATCACAGCCGCGGTGGCGGCTTTCAGTGCTGTAAAAACAGGGATTAAAGCTGGCCGTGAATTACAAGACATGGCAGGAGAGCTGGGTAAACTCTGGAGCGGATTAGATACTGCTAGAGCTTCTCATACGCAGAAACGAACTAAAGCTATGAAAAATGAGTTCATATCTGTTGAGGAGGAAGCTTTACAGACTTTTGCCGATAAACGTAAAGCAGATGAAATTGAAAAAGAGTTACACCAATTCATCACTTACACTCTAGGTGCAGAAGCCTGGGCACAGCTAATAGAGATTCGTGGACAAGTTAGAAAGCAGCGGCAAGAACAGATTGCAGCAGCTAGGAAGCAGAGAAAAAAGGTTATTGACTCTGTAATTATCGTAAGCACAGTAATATTTTGCGGGTTTTGCGTTTACTGGATGGGCTACGTTGTAATAAATAAAGGTTTCTGATGAAAGAGTTTTGGGAGAAATTCAGTGATTGGAGAGGTAGCAGCCGTACTCAGTGCCTTGAAAGCATTGAACGACGGTATACAAACGATAAAGCAGTCTGCGGGAAATGCAAGTGATCTACAATCCATCGTAGGCAGATTTGCAGGAGCCCAAGAAAAGTATAACGAAGTAGAGAAAGCAAAGACAGGACGAATGAGCTATAAAGAAGCTCTTGCAATGGAAAGTGCAAAGCGTCAGCTCATAAACTTTGATAGACAACTCAAAGATGTATGTTTAATGCAAGGTCAGGGTGACTTGTATAAATCGATAAAAACTAGGATGGAAGAAGCCCGTCTCGCACATGAAAAAGAGGTAGCTCGGTTACGGAGACAGCGTAAAGAAATACAAAAGTATATAAACTGGGCAATGATGGGTGGAGTTATTTGGATTTTTGGAATGGGAATACTGTGGTTAATAATTGCACTATTCCGAGTATAAGGGAGAAAACTATGTGTGAAGTTTGTAAATGCAATCCTTGTAAATGTGGGGATGTATAATGCCAAAAGGTGTAGGATACCCCAAGAAGAAGAAAAAGCGTGGTAAGAAAAAGAAAAGGACTTAGTAAACTTTTCAAGCGCTTTGATAAATTCATGAAAAGCGGGACACTTGTAAAAGTGTTAGGAAAATCAAATGGCTCACGCAAAACGAGGAAAAAGTCTACTAAAAAGAGCAGGCGTTAGAGGTTATAATAAGCCGAAGCGCACGCCTAAGCATCCAAAAAAGTCACATATAGTTGTGGCTAGAGTGGGGCATAAAGTAAAGACTATTCGTTTTGGCCAGCAAGGTGCTAAAACAGCTGGTAAGCCGAAGAAAGGCGAAAGTGATCGTATGAAGAAGAAACGAGCCTCATTCAAAGCTCGGCATAGAAAGAATATTGCAAGAGGTAAAATGAGCGCGGCCTACTGGGCCAACAAAGTTAAGTGGTAGCTCAAAAAAGAGCAAAGCGAGAAAGGAGAACCAAATGGCAGATCTGGATAGATTCCAAGGAGATATGTCCCGTAACGAGGTAGAATTAGACCTCAGTAAATTTATGGAGCTACTCCAAGAACAATCCAAGCTAAAAGACAGGATACGAGAACTTGAAGACCAAGATACTCGTAATCCTTGGCAAAAAGTCATATTTATGGCACAGGCTGTAGATAGTTGGAGAATCTTTCCACGTTTGTTTTTAAGTGTTTACATCTTTCTTCTGTACTACAGCACAATGTGGTTCATGGATCTTCCAGACCCCAACCTTGAGCAATCAGGACTTATATCAGTAATTGTAGGTGCTGGAGCAGCTTGGTTTGGTCTGTATGCAGGAACTAGTAAGAGTAAAACAGACCATTAGAGGTTAACATGGCAGTAGAAATTAGTAGGAAAGACGTAACGTCAGACCAGCTATTAGATTTACAATCTGAGACAAGGTTTCTTAAATTACCAGTAGACCCATATTTGGAGCTACTCGGCGTGACGCCACTTGCTAGTCAGGTGGCGATTATCAACGCGATAAATAATCCGAAATACCGTTTTGTATGTGCGGCAGTTTCGAGAAGGCAGGGTAAAACCTACATCGCAAATATAATAGGGCAGCTGGTATCATTAGTGCCCAACTCTAACATACTCATAATGTCCCCCAACTATGCCTTGTCTCAGATTTCTTTTGATTTACAAAGAAATTTGATAAAGCACTTTGACTTAGAAGTAGCAAAAGACAATGCAAAAGACAAGGTTATAGAGCTTACAAATGGGTCAACAATACGTATGGGGTCTGTCAATCAAGTGGATAGCTGTGTTGGTCGCTCCTATGATCTTATTATTTTTGACGAGGCAGCTCTGGCTGACGGGAGAGACGCATTCAATGTTGCCCTCCGACCGACGCTTGATAAAGATAACTCAAAAGCAATCTTTATAAGCACACCAAGAGGAAAAAATAACTGGTTCTCAGATTTTTTCTATAGGGGATTTACAGATGAATTCAAAGAGTGGGCGTCTATTCGTGCTACTTATAAAGATAATCCGCGTATGTCTGAAATGGATATTGCAGAAGCTAGAAAATCTATGTCCGAAGCCGAATTTAGACAAGAGTACGAAGCCGACTTTAATACATATGAAGGTCAGATATGGAACTTTAACCATGAAGACTGCATCGGAAACTTTGAAGAAATTGATTCGTCAAAGATGGATGTATTTGCAGGGCTCGATGTGGGTTACAGAGATCCGACGGCTTTTTGTGTAATTGGGTATGACTGGGATGAAGAAAAGTATTACCTACTGGATGAGTACTTAGACGCAGAACAGACTACAGAAACTCATGCAAAGCAAATACAAACTATGATTGATAAATGGGATATTGACTATATTTATATTGATTCTGCTGCACAGCAGACCCGTTTTGACTTCGCTCAGAATTATGATATATCAACAATTAACGCAAAGAAATCCGTTCTCGACGGTATAGCACACGTTGCAGGAATAGTAGACAATGATAAATTACTTGTTGAACAAACCTGTAAAGAATCTCTTTCAGCGCTAGATCAATACCAGTGGGACTCCAATCCTAACCTAATGAAAGAGAAACCGAAACACAATTACGCATCACACATGGCGGATGCGTTACGGTATGCATTATACTCATTTGAGACTTCAGCAACAAGTTTTTAGGATACCTAGTCAAAAATAGTTATTGACATAGTACCTCAAACTAGATATAATTCTCTTACTGAAAATTAGAAAATCAAAAACCCGATGGCCGAACTCAAACGAGATATAGTAAAATATATCCGAGATAAAGCGAAGAATAAGTACCAAAAGGATTCAAAGTGCTATATTTGCGGGGTAGAGACTCAACTTGATTTTCACCATTATTATACCTTAGCACCCTTAGTGCATAAGTGGTTACGAGAAAATAACTTAGACCCAAAGTACATTCTGGCGATAAGAGAAGACTTTATAGAGGAACACCAAGACGAATTATATGTACATACTGTTACTCTATGCCATAATCATCACAGACAATTACATAAAGTATACGGAAGAGATCCTGGCTTAGGCACAGTGCATAAGCAAAAGCGTTGGGTAGAGATACAAAGAGAAAAACATGGCATGGTATGACATATTCTTGAGAAGAGAAGAAGATGTGGAGAAGCTGAATCCAATTCAGCAGTATCTAGGTCAAGCTACCGAAACGTCTCGTGAATATACTCAGAATTATGAAACATACTATGAAACTCTTGAGATTGTAAACCGTGGAGTAAATATCGTTGTAGACGATGTATCAGAAATTCCTCACACGGTTGGAGCTGCTGCAGGGCACCATGCTTCAGTAAAAGGAATTAAAAAATCAAGAGTATCTCTTTTACTGAATAGAGAACCTAATCCTTTTCAGGATGTTAGTGCTTTTAAGCGTAACTTAATAACTGACTTTTTACTTGATGGAAATATTTTTATTTATTACGATGGTGCTCACTTATACCATCTTCCTGCAGACAAAGTAACTATTCACGGAGACTCTAAAACTTTTGTTGAAAAATATACTTACAATGATGTAGACTACGCTCCTGCAGAAATCATACACGTAAAAGAAAATGCCTTTTATTCTATATTTAGGGGGACATCCAGATTAAAGCCTGCAGTACGCACTATGCAACTTACTGCAAACATGAGGCAGTTTCAAGATAACTTTTTTAAGAACGGAGCCGTACCAGGATTAGTACTAAAGTCTCCGAATACGCTTTCAGAAAAAATAAAAGAAAGAATGATTCAATCGTGGTCAATTAGATACAGACCCGATGCAGGTGGAAGAAGGCCTCTTATATTAGATGGTGGAATAGAAGTTGACTCGATCTCGAATGTTAACTTTAAAGAATTAGACTTCCAACCAGCTATCGCAGAAAAGGAAAA